ATTAAACGTACTCCAATCGGTATTACTTAATTTACCTGTATTTGTAGCCGAAGCCACAGGTAGGTTAAAAGTATGTGTATCGCCACTTGAAACTATGTTAAAGTTAGTTCCACTTGTTCCTGTTGCTAAGTATTGTACTTGTTTTGTTAAGTTATTTAAAGCAGTTAAACCCTTTGAAAAAGTTGTAACTAATTGACACAAATGACTATTCTCAGTATGTAAAGTAACTGTCCTTGTATCTACATTTGCATAAATTCTAATTGCTAACCTATCCGTAATTGTTAAGGCACTTGTAGGTACAGGGATAGCAAAATAATAAGGACTTATAGTTGTACCATTTGTTAAATACTCTGGTACTGCAACGCTACTACCTAATAATGTAAAAGTCGTGCCATCGTATTTGTAAAGTTCTGCATATATATAAGGATTATGAGCATTACTATTAACACTAAAATATAACTCACAATTAAAATTACCACCGGGTACTTCTAATAAAGCAGGGTCGTTTGCATCAGTAATGTAGCTTGCTATATACCCATTAGTTGAAATAGAAACATCTGTTCCTGCTCCAATAATAGGTTCTTTACTTAACTCTCTATATGCTACTCCGCCGATAGTGCCTTGACTCACACTTGAATTAAGATAGTAACTAACCGAACTACCACCACCTGTTGATGTTGGGAAGTCAGCTAATGCACCATCCCCTCTTACATATTGATTTGCTGCACCTGCAAAGCCTATATTGATAGTGCCTGCACTTGTTATTGGACTGCCTGTAATTGTTAAAGCATCGCCTGTTTCTGTAACTGCAACGCTTGTAACTGTCCCCGTAGTTTGAAATAAATCAGCTATCTGTAATAATGTAATCTTTTTACTTACACCTGTTATTGGGTCGCCTATTATTGTTAAGTCCGAAATTGCAGGAGACATTTCTGTCGCCAACTGATTTATTTTTTTAGATTCCATTTGTAGGTATTTGACAAGTATCGTTTAATGAAGATAATGTTAATGAGAAATCAATCTTTACACCTGCTAAATAATCAGGGTCTGATTCAGTATAGAATGTTACAGGCATATTATCACTAACAACCCAACTATAAATATGGTCTCTAAGGTTAGCAACCATATCCTGACCTACTAAAGTCATATCACTTAGTACTTCTGTTTCGTTTGTTTCTTCCATTAACATTCTATCCATAACATAGATAGAAAAATTATATTGTATTTGCTTAGCAAGAATTTGAGCATCGTTTAGGTTAAAAAACATAGCAGGGTAAGTTACCTCGCCATTGCTTAATCGTTCCCAAACGTCTCCAAAGTAAACAAATTTAATTTGCTCGTGATTGTTTCCGAATGCTGTTATTTGCTTTACTATTTGATTTAGTGTCATTCTTTTTGCTTTTTTCTAAATAAACTTTTAGCTTATTTTGATTCTTAATGTTCGCTTCTTTGCTCATATTAGCAACCTATTTTACCTTGATATTTTTCCGATAGAGGCTTTTTACCCCAACAATCGCAATCATCATCTAAAAATAAAGAAGTAGTGTACCCTTCTAAATCAGGAATAATTGTATCTATTCCGCTTGTATAGTTTAAATATTCAGGGAACATAGTATTGTTCTGTCTTAAATATTTAATTAATCTTTGCTTGTAGAACTCCGCTCTTGTCCTGTATCTATTAGCCACATCAATCATATCTTGCATAGATGGATTCTCTGTATTATCCCCACTCTTTCTTAGCAATCCTTTGTTGTAAAATTGATATGACAACCCCATAGGCAACTCGCTCATAACATAATAAATCAAGCAATCCGTTACATAGTTATTAAGTAAAGATTGCTCATTAGCGTTTAAGTTAGAACCATTTATACCCGCCTGTAATCTATTGTATAAAGTGCTTCCTAGTGCAGTCATAATGTACATATCTTGTGCAGTCTTAATTTCAGGCAATATTAACTTTTCGTCAACATTAGCGTGTAAGCCTGTCCTGTCCTTTATACTTTGTACCGATATAAATAATGTATTTAATGACATCTTATTATTTTTTTCTTGTAACTATATTTGTTTTCCATTCGTGTCTGCAAGATTCGCTATGTTCGCCATTAGGCATTGTCCACCATCCCCCTGCTCTATCCCAAACCGAATATCCTAATCTTGCTGAAATTTGCTCAATGTCGCTTCTACTATATAACTTTTTTGCTCTTATTAATTCTTTGCAAAAAGGTCTGCTATTCCCTAAATCAGCATCGCTAAATCCTGATTTCCAACTATATGAATAACGAACTAAAATTTCTGTTGTTTGAGGCTTTACATTACCAACTACTTTACTTAAAGGTTGTACTAATTCCCTAGATATAATAATATTGCTATTAATACCCTTGCCTATCTTCTCTTCACTAACCTTTAAAATTTTTCTATCTTCTAGGTCTTTTAAAATAGTATTAATAGTATTTACATCTTCATCTAAAACCTCTGCTAATACTTCGGGTGTAATATCTTTTTGCTTTGCAATTTGGTCTAGAATATCTGATTCTAATTGACTTACATCTGCAAACATATGAAAGTCCGATTCTTCGCTAAAACGCTTTTTAGACTTCCAAACATTATAAGATTCTATATTTTCTCCAAACTCGTAAAATACACTAAAGTCTTGCGCAGCAAATTCAGCATCTAATTCTGCTCCTAACCAAGTACTAACTTCGTCATCGCTTAATGCATATCCTGTTTTAAGCATAGCACTTGCTTGTTCTCTATTAATCTTGCCTTTGTTAAATTCACGAATAATACGCTGCATATTCTGCCATTCACGTCCTTTTAACCCTTTAATATGCTCATTAACTGATAATGTTTCAACAGGAGCATCGGTTGTATTTGACTCATATTTAGTAATATCAATACCAATCTTTTCTAAAATCCACTCTTTAGGTGCAATAGATACAATTGTTTGCTCACTAAATTCGATGCCTATTGGCTCTGTTGGTATAATCTTAATTTCACTTTGTACCCCTTTATACTTAGCTAACATATTAAATACACTTTCTAGATGCATCTGTTTAGCATTAACATAAGTGTTTTTAAATATTTCGTAGCCATCCCTCATCTCTGTTCTAGTGCCTAACTTACCTGCTTCTGCAATACCCATAATGCTAGGAGTAGTAACTTGATGTCCGCTAAAGATATTAGTTTGTATTAATTCATCAATCTTACCAAAATCTTCTTTTGTTAAATCGCTAGTACCTAAATCGTCAATAACAGGCTTTCTAGATATGTCATTAACAAAAGCAATCATATACTTTTTGCCATCCGCACCGCTATATGTTTTTCTAATTCTATTGTCTACATTACGCTTCTCTTCATCATTAGGTTCGCCATTAGGTAAAGTAATAAGTTTACTAGCAGAAAACCCTGTTTGAGCATTACCTAAGATATGTTTAGATACCTCAATATCTGACTCAATATAATTTAAGGCTGCAAAATAACTAGGCAATCCATAGATACCTATATTAGGTCTGTACTCTTTTACGTACATAATTTGCTTACCTTTCGGTTGTTTAGGGTTAAATGCAGCAATAACTTCAGGCTTAACCTTGTTATCTTTCCAATCTTCTTTGTACCAATACTGCGTATTATCTTTATTTGTACGCATCTTAGTGTAATCACAATGCCAAATCTCTGCAAGGTTACCTGCTAAATCCCAAATTATTTCTAAAAATGCGCCACCAAATATTTCAATATCTAAAGATACCTTTCTAGTTAAATCGTTTAGAGACTCTAATCTATTAGCTTTGTCAATAAAGGCTTGTGCATCAGTATCGCCTGACCAACCATTACCTGTAATGTAGTGTACCTTACTTTTAATAATAGCACTATGCTTAGAGGACTTATTGTATAAATCAACTATGTAATCAGGATAATCGTTGTTTTCGCCATATTTAATGTAGCCGCCATCAATACCCTTCTTTTCTTTAAATTCAGGTTGTCTAGCTTCTGCGAATGTTAATACTCTTAAATCTATCATTGTCTAATTGTATAAGTGTCTGTTGTTGTATATTGATTATATGTCAAGGTAGAACCTGAAAGCCACATAATGCCTGTTTCTAGCTTGTTTAAGCCTGTTATATTTGTATTAGTAGTGCTAGTCTGCTCGTAAACCTCGTAAGTATATTGACCCTCTAATGCACTAGCAAAGTTAGTGTTTGTTACAATACTAAACTCATTGTATCTGTCTTTATATAAACTTACGTCAGATGCGTTTAAAACGACAAATTTGATAATATTATTGCTACTTCTATTTGTAAACACAAAAAGGTAGTTAGGGTTAGTCAGTAACTGCTTTTCAGTTAATGTCATAACAATCGTATTTGTTTCGCCTTTTGTTAAGTGTATCATCAATTATAAATAGCATTTATATAAATATTTACAAAATAAAAACCCCCACCTAGAAAACTAAGCAGGGGAACTAAACTATGAAAACTACAAACTTATCCTGCAGTTGTAAGTGCAGAAGCAACTGTACTATTTACTTCAGGTGCTAATGCAGGCTCTGCGCCTGTAAAAGTCAAAGTGTAACCACTTCTATCGCCATCAGCAGTACCTGATGCAGCATTACCTGCAGTCAAATCTAAGGCTCTAGTTTTACCTAGATACCAATATTTGCCATTATTATCTTTTGCAACTGCTACAAGTCTATTTTGACCTAATAACAAGATTTCATTTCTTGTATTAGCTTGTAATTTATTTAAAATTATTGTTAATTCAGGTGTATAAAACAAAGTACCATTTTGAACATTTGATGCTACATTCTCTGTAAACATAGATGTCCCTTTTGTTAATTCGTATTTATAGAATCTTTTACCTGCAGCTTTAGTCAAAGCAGTAATAACACCACTAACTTCTGTTGTTGCAGTTACATCTGAACTTGCAATAAAATAAACTTCCGTAATACCACCTAGTGAATCACGGCAATCTAAGGTATAACCTTGTGTTAATGCACACGCCATTTTTGTTTATTTTATTTTGTTTAAAAATGGGGAGTATATTTCAACTCCCCTTTATAATTAGATAACTACTTTTACGATTTCATCAGGGAATGCAATATTCACACCCATTTTGAATTCTGCAGCAAATCTTACTTCGTCAGCTTCTTTAGCAAAGAAGATTTCAAACTTCTCTTCTTCGTTTAATAAGTCTGTACCTAAGAACAAGTTGCTTAAACGCATTGCGTAAATATCGTTAGTTCCGTTTAAACCTTGAACTGCAACAACTTTGATTGATGTACCTGGCAATACGAACTCGCTATCAGCTTTACCATCAAATGCATAGTTGAACATATTAGCGTTCTTTAATGCAATAGTGTAAGTTCTGAAAGTATCTTGACCTACGAAGATAGTCATATCATCTGCAGCTACTACTTTAGCAGGGATTGCTTTGTAAACACCATCTAATAAAGCAATTACGTTTGAAGCAGTAATAGAAGTTAAAGGCGCACCTGAAACATATCCTGATACGTTTGCATCAACAACTCCTGAAGCAGCACCAATTAATTTGATTAAACCATCAAACTTGTTTAAGTTACCATTTGCAGAAGCAGTATCGCCTTGCCAAATTGCAGTCTCTAATTGAGATGCAATAGTTTCCGCTTTTTTGCTAGAAAATTCTTGCTCGAAAGGAATAGAATCGTACTGAGAACCTGTAGGTAAAGCCTTTTGTAAATACTTAGCTTCTAATGTCTTAGGACATAAAGCCTCTTGTACTTTAATCTTACCAACTGTTACTGTTCTTTGTGTGAAAGAAGTTGTACCTGATGCGTTCCAACCGCAAGTACCACCTGCTTGGAAGAATGCATCTGTGTCCATAATGTTGATAGTCTCTGCAGACTTTACACCAACCATTACGTTACCTGCGCTCTTAATTAAAGATGCAGTTTTTGCGCCTAATACTGAAGAAGTAACCAATAATGCTTCGTTCTCTTTAGTATAGTTTGCTAATGAACTTACTGAAAATGCCATTGTTTATAAATTTATTTGT